GACCGCTCGGCGACGGCGCGGTTGCCACCAGCCGCGCGCACGGCCTCGCGGAGCCGATTTGGGCGCTCCGTGAGTTCCCAGTTCGAGGGCTGATCTGGGAAATCTTGATCGAGGGACGTTACCAACGCCGATAATCCTGTTTTTACAACGATATATGGCAGTTTCGGGACGATCTGGGAGGCGCTCGAACTGGGAAGTCTTGAAATCGGGTTGACACGCGTAGCAATTCCGGCATTCTCCGCGATTAGTCGCGATCCCGCGACCGCGAATCGCCGCGGTCACGGCATCGAGAGGGGCAATTATGGCACAACTGCCGCAGGGCTGGCACCGGGAGACGATCAAGGCTGCGCTCGTCATGCGCTATGGCTCGATTGTCCACCTATCAGAGAGCTGGGGCTACCACCGCTCTTCGATCACCAACGTGCTGCGCGACGCTCGCCACAACATGACTTTGGAGAGGCGGATCGCCACCACTCTCGGGGTGTTGCCACAGGTTCTGTGGCCGGACCGTTGGGGGCAAGACGGCGCCCCGTTGCCGCGATCAACCGAGGCAAAACCTAGCACCCGGGATCGCGCCGTTTCCTGTCAAAAAGCGAGGGCCGCATGAACAGTCCCGGGACCGTGCGTATACCGCTCGACCGGATCGATGTCGGGGAACGGCTGCGGAAGGTCGACCCGGATTATGCGGCGTGGATCGCAGCCTCTATGGCGGAGATCGGGCAAATAACCCCGATCGAAGTTCGTCCGGTCGGCCACGCCAACGCGCACCGCTACCGGTTGACCGCTGGCGAGCACCGGCTTGAGGGCGCGAAACTGAACGCGTGGCCCGACATCGAAGCCCGGGTGGTCAAGGCGACTGACCTGCAGGCCGAACTTCGCGAGATCGTCGAGAACCTGGTCCGGCACGAATTGAACGCGCTCGATCGAGCAACCGCGCTGGCGCGGATGCAGGCGGTCTATGAGGCGCTGAACCCCGAGACGGTGCGTGGGAAGGCCGGCGCCGAGGCGCGCTGGCATGCAAAAACCAAATTGGGTTTTGCATCCGCCACCACGGACAAGCTGCGGATGTCCAAGACGGACTTCAACCGCGCGGTCCGGCGCCACAACAAGATCGTGCCCGACGTGCGCGAGAAGATCGCGGGCACATGGATTGCCGCCAAGGGCGTGGAGCTTGACGCGCTCGTGCGGCTTGAGCCGGACGAGCAGCGCAAGGCTGTGAAGCTGATGCTGCAGGCGGCGCACCCGGCGTCGAGCGTCGCCGCTGCGGTGAAGGCGATCCGGGGCGTCATCCCCGCGGTGCAAACTGTCGACGATCAGCAATATGAAAAGCTGCTAGGCGCATGGCGTAAGGCCGGCGCGAAGGCGCGGCGCGAGTTCATCGACCATCTGCGGAAGGAAGGCGCGCTGGGCGCGCCAGGAGCCGCGGCGTGATTACCGTCTCGGCGATCACATTCCCGGGCATCCGGTCGGGAGAAACTTGCTGGTGTGCATTTCCCCACGGGCCGGAGCGTGTGCTGCTGCGCCGCTTCACGAATAGAAGTTACGCCCACGTTTCCAAAATCGATGCCCATGGCCGGCCACTGGCACGTGAGATCGCGGTGTATCCGCGCAATCTGTTCACTTCATTAGGCGAGGCCGCCGCCGAATGCGTGCAGCTTCGACTAGATCGGCAACGCATGCGGGAGGCGGTGCACTACTGGCGTCGCTTCGTGCTGGCTTTGCCGAGGTCGAGCATGCCGAGGTCGAGCATGCCGATCCGACCAAAGCCTGGCAGACCTTCCAAGGGTGCCGCACCATGAGCGCCGCCGTGACGCTGGCGCCTCCGTCCCCGAAGCCGGGGATGGAGTGCTGGCGCGTGATGACGGGCTACGGGGTGCGCCGTGTGCTGCTGCGACGCTTCACGCTCACCGGCCGTGCCGTTGTGTGCGCAGAGGCGCGCTTTGCGGGCTGGAAGACGGCCGAGACCGTAATTCATCCGTGCCACCTGTTCGTCTCGCGCGACGCGGCGCTGGCGAAATATCGGCTGCAGCCACGCCGGCGTCTCTCAGACCACATACCCGGGCTTGACGCGCCGAGGGCAACGGCATGAGCGCCGACATCGTCATCGTCGAACCCGGCGACATCGCGACGCTGGGCGACGACATCAGAGCGCATCTGGAGCATTTCTCCGCCGCCGAGCGGATGGCGGTCGCGCTGTATCTGCTGGCGCTGTCGAAGATCGAGATCACGCCAGTCGAAATGCCTCGCGCCGATCAATTGGCTGAGGACGCGATCGCCATCGGCCTATGGGAGCGCCCGGCATGATCGAGCCGCAGCTGGCCTTGGACTTCGCGGACGATCTGGCCGCGCAGCTCGATCATTTGCCGATCGAAGATCGACTGACGGTTGCCCTGGCACTCCTCGCGAAGACCGTCAACGCACTGCCCAAGGCGCAGCGGGACAAGGCCATCGACGTCCTCAATTTCCGGCTGCCCCGCGTGGTTGCCGGCCTGGTGAGAACGGCCTGATGCCGCGCCGCGCGGTGTCCCGCACCGAGCAACTTGATCTGCTGGAATGGCAGCCGGCGGAGACGGTCACGCGGTTCGACGACGTCCAGGTGCGCGCGGCCTCGATCGCCGGGCGCGTGTGTAAAGCGATCTCGGCGGCGCTGGACGAATGCGGCAGGCCCCGCGAGCGCGTCGCTGAGGCAATGTCACAGTTCCTCGGCGCGCGGGTCAGCTTGAACATGCTGAATGCCTACGCGAGCCAGGCCCGCGAGGACCACCAGATCAGCGCGGTGCGCCTCGTTGCGTTGATTCACGCGACGGGCGATCGGCGGCTGCTGGAGCTGCTGGCGGAAGGGTTCGGCTGGTCCGTCATAGAGCGGAAATACCTGCCGCTGATCGACCTGGCGCGGCTGCGGGAGCGGTCGGACCTGCTGGACGCCGAAGCCAGCGCAATCCGGCGCCAGGCCCGCGCCACGGGTATCATCTGATGCTGACCCAGGAATGGTTCAGCGCCGCCGAACTTGCCGCCATGGCGCTGCCGTCCCTGCCCAACACGAAACGCGGGATCATATTGTTCGCGGAACGCAGCGACTGGCAACGCGCGGAGTGGCGCGATGTTCGCTGGCGCCAGCGCAAGGGCCGCGGCGGTGGCGTCGAGTATTGTTACACGGTGCTGCCGCAGGTCGCGCAGATCGCGTTGACCGTGCAGTTCACCCAGGTGGCCGAGGCACAAGAACGCGCCGCGGCGAAACAGCAGCTCACGCAAGCCGAGATGTGGCGCTTCTTCGATGCACTGCCGGCGCAGAAGAAGGCCAAGGCCGGCAAGAAGCTGGAGGCGCTGGATGCGGTGCGCGCGCTGACGCGCGGCGGCATGGGCAAGCTTATCGCCATGCAGCAGGTCGCGGCGCATTGCGGGGTGAAACTTTCGTCGCTGTATAGCTGGGAACGTTGCGTCGACGGCATCGACCGGCATGACTGGCTGCCATACCTGGCGCCGAAGCATGCCGGGCGCGGGGTGACCGTCGAGTGCTCCGACGAGGCGTGGAATTTCCTGAAGGCGGACTATCTGCGCCCGGAACGTCCCGACTTCGAAGCATGCTGGCGGCGGCTGGAGCGAGCGGCGAAGGAACACGGCTGGACGCTGCCGAGCCGGCGCACAATGGCACGGCGGATCGATGCGTTGCCGCAGGAATTGCGGGTCTTTGCGCGCGATGGCGCCGATGCGCTGAAGCAGCTGTATCCGGCACAGCAGCGCGATCGCGGCGTGTTCCACGCGCTGGAGGCGGTCAACGCCGACGGGCACAAGTGGGACGTGTTCGTGAAGTGGCCCGACGGCGTTGTCGGCCGGCCGATGATGGTGGCCTTCCAGGATCTCTACAGCGGCAAGCTGCTGGCCTGGCGGATCGACCGGTCCGAGAACAAGGAGGCCACGCGCCTCGCGTTCGGTGACCTGGTCGAGCAGTTCGGCATTCCCGACATGTGCTGGCTGGATAACGGTCGCGCATTCACCAGCAAGTGGATCACCGGCCAGACACCGAACCGCTATCGGTTCAAGATGAAGGACGATGATCCCAAGGGGATCATGACGCAGCTCGGCGTCGAGATCCATTTCACCACACCGTATGCCGGGCAATCGAAGCCGATCGAGCGGGCGTTCCGCGACTTCGCCGGCGACGTGGCCAAGCACCCGAAATTTGCTGGCGCCTACACCGGCAACGATCCGCTGGCGAAGCCGGAAAACTACGGCTCGAAGGCCGTGCCGCTGGCGGTCTTCCTGGAAGTACTCGAGCTGGAGATCGCCGCGCACAACGCGCGCGCCGGCCGGCGCGCCGCTGTGTGCGCGGGGCGCAGTTTCGACGAGACATTCAACGCCAGCTACGCGACCAGCCCGATCCGCAAGGCGACCGCCGAGCAGCGCCGGCTGTGGCTGCTGGCAGCCGAGGCGATCACTGTGTCGCGCACCGACGGCTCGATCACGCTGCTCAACAATCGCTACTGGTCGGAGTTCCTGCACCAGCATCGCGGGCACAAGGTGACCGTGCGGTTCGATCCGCAACGGCTGCACGACGATCTGCAAGTGTATCGGCTCGATGGTGCCTATCTGGGCGCCGCGCGGTGCATCGATCGCGTCGGCTTTGCGGACATGGATGGCGCACAGCAGCACGCCCGGGACCGCAACAGCTTCATCAAGGCAACGAAGGCGAGAGCGAAGGCCGAGCTGCGCCTGTCGATCGCGGACGCGGCGGCGCTGCTGCCCGCCGAGGAGACGCCGGCACCGGCGCCGCAAACGCGCGTGGTGCGGATGGTGCGCGGCGCCGTGGCGCTGAAACCCATGCATGCGGAGGAGGAAGAGGGATCGCAGGACGCGGTCTTCGACACCCTGTCGCAAATGAACGCCGCCCGGCGAGGCGGCGTTCATCTGCACGTAGTGAACCCGGAAAGCGACGGCGACTGACATCGCCGACAACACAGGAACACCCCAATGAGTAGCACTGTCGAAGACGCCCTGGAAGATGGGCCGCAGGAACTGGATGAAACGGCCGTAAGGGCCGCTTTTGATGCCGCCACCAAGCAGGACGGCAGGCCGCTGGCCCGGCTCGCGCCGGAGGTCGGCATCGCCTACGGCACGCTGTCGGCGTGGCGCGGGGGCACCTACCTCGGCGATAATCGGCGCGTCACGATCGCAGCGCAGGCATGGCTACTGCAGCGCGTGGCCCGGGCACGCCAGAAGACGCTGCTGCCGGCTGAGCCGGGCTTCATCATGACGAAGACGGCCGGCCAGATCTGGGAATTGCTGGAGTTCGCACAATCGGTGCCGACGCTCGGGCTGGTCGTTGGGGGCGCCGGTGTCGGCAAGACGACGGCGTTCAAGGGATATCGGGCGCAACTGCCGAATACCGTGTGGATCGCCACGATGCAGCCGTGCCATCGCACGATCGCGGCCAGCCTGCACGAAATCCAAGCCACCCTGGGTATGTCTAGGGATTTCGGACAGGCGGCGATCAGCCGTTCTATTGCAAAGCGCATTCGCGGGACCAAGGGGCTGCTGATTGTCGACGAGGCGCAGCATCTGTCACCGCAAGCGCTGGATCAGATCCGCTCGTTGGCTGACGCAACCGAGATCGGGTTCGTGCTGGGCGGCAGCCAGACGCTGCTGACCAATATGGGCGCGGATAACCGCCAGGCGCAGCTCGCACAGGTATTCAGCCGCGTGGGCATGCGGCTCAAGCGCGATCGGCCGCTGAAGGCCGATATCGAGGCGCTGCTGGACGCGTGGCGCATTGAAGCCGCTGAGACGCGGCAGGAGCTGCTCGGCATCGCGCTGAAGCCCGGCGGTGGCCGGGTGATGACCATGATCCTGCGCATCGCATTCGGGCTGGCTGGCGCGGACAGCGCGCCGCTGCCGTCGGTCGAGCATGTCCGCATGGCGTGGCAGCAGATCGGCGCCACCACGGGCGCGGTGTGAGGGGATGGTCATGATCCGGGCACTGATCGGCGGCTTCGTGCTGGGCTGCATCAAGGCACACAAGGATCGTGCCTTTCGTGCGCGGCTGCGGCAGGTTGATCTGAGCAAGCTGACAGACCGTCAGCTTTCGAACTTCGTGCATGGGCGTGCGATCGACTGGAGTGAGGTCGATCCGGCGGCGTCGCGCGTGGTGCCGCGGTCATGACCCCGACGGAACGCGGGCAACTCGCCATAACTTACCTAGACGCCATCAGGGACGTCACACCAGACGACGCGATGCCCTCGGACGTGCTTGCCGCGGTCGGATACACGATCGTGGGGCTGATCCGTGGGTTCGGCATGCCAGCGTCGGAAGAGACCATCGGGCGAACGTTGTGTGCGGGCATCATCGCGACCATCACAGGCAGCACGCTGCAATGACGGCCGCAGGCATCGCAGCCGAGGTCGGCGTGCTCCGCGCGCCTTCGATATCGACGCTGATCCGTATGTCGGCGGCGACGTTCCGCGTGACCGAGATTGATGTCACCTCGGCGCGGCAGGATCAGCGCGCCGTGCGGGCACGTCACGTGGCGATGTATCTGGTGCGCGATTTGACCGGGCAGTCGTATCCGGCGATCGGTCGCCGGTTCGGCAACCGCGACCACACCAGCGTGATGCATGCGGTGCGCCGCATTGGCGGACTGATCGAGCGCGACGCGGCGCTGGCCGAGCAGGTCGCGGCGATCCGCCGGGCGGTGTCGGAATGACGCCGCTTACGACCTGGCTGCCAGGCGACCCCGCGCCGGCGGACGAACCGATGATGGAGAACGCGCTCGGCCACTTCGTGCCGGCGTCGCTGGTACGGCCGGAGCACAAGCTCGAAGACCAGCTCGTGCGCGGGTTGGCGCAGCAGGCAGCTACACTCCACAACGCCATCGCCGAGTTCAAGATCGCCGCATTCGGTGACGTGCGCACGCTGCTGGCGCTGCTCGGCGAGAAATACAAAGTCAAGGCTGGCGGCGTGCGCGGCGGCGTGCAGCTTCAGTCGTATGACGGGCTGCTGCGGGTGACGCTCAGCGTTGCCGATCTAATGACCTTCGGACCGGAGCTGCGCGCGGCCAAGGCGCTGATCGACGAGTGCATCACGGACTGGAGCGCGGGCGCCAACGAGAACATCCGCGCCATCGTCAATGATGCGTTCAGCGTGGGCGAGGGCGGCAAGCTGCAGGTGGATCGCGTGCTGGCGCTGCGCCGGCTGGAGATCCAGGACGAGAAGTGGCAGCGCGCGATGGGCGCGATCGGCGACGCACTGCGCGTGGCGCAAACCCGTGAATACATCCGGGTTTACCGCCGGCCGAACCGCGAGGCGCAGTTTCAGCAGATCGTGCTGGATGCGAGCCGGGTGTGATGGGCAAGCGCGTCATCACCCTATGCATGGCCCTTCCAGGCGACGTTCGCCGCATGCAGGAGCTGAAGCGCCGAAACGTCCAGTTCGGCAACGTTCCACAATTGATGTTGCTGCCAGAGCATATGCTCGCCGCGCCGGGTGTTCGCCGAACGAAGTGGCGTGGACATGCCGCCCAGCCGGGCACGGGACCGCAAGGCGAGACGTGCGGGGGCTGCGAGCACCGCGCGCGCGTCAGTAAATGCGCACTGGCCAAGGCCAGATGGACGCACGGGGCCGGCAGCGACATCCGCATGAAGGATGCCGCCTGTCGATTGTGGACACGAAAGGAAAGCAAATCATGAGCTGGAAAACGTATGAGCCGCAGGTGCCGCTAAGCGGTGCGAAGAAACTAACGATCCCGGTCACTGTTTCGCTCAATGGACAAGGACGGTACAATTCCGGACGCCTGCGTCTCAAAGTCCTGGTACGGACTGAACTTCTTGAAGGCGGTCTAGCCTGGTGGAAGGGGAGCGCTGGTGTCTCCCTGCTGGTCGGTGAGGACGAGAATGCTGGCTCGATCAAGATCGTGCCGGGCAACTCGCTTAGACTGAGGGCGTCGGGCGGACGTGGTAGCCGAGCGTTGCTTGTGGTTCCCGCGTGGCCTGGTCTGTCGAACGTGGCTTTCAAGCCGCTGGCCGTCGAGTTTGATCACGCCGACAAGTGGATCGAGATCACGCTGCCGTCCCGGGCGCTCGCACGGGAAAGCGATACGCCAACGCCAACGCCAACGCCGGCGGCCGGGGCGCCCGGACCGACTGCCGCGGCGTCGCCGCTGATCGGTGATAAACCCGGCAAGCCCTTCACGGGCCTCGGCAGCACCGGGCCGCACCCGCATCCGGCCATGCAGCGGCCGGCGACGCGCACGCCACGGTCATGACCGCTGGGGCGACCGCGCAGCCAGCCGCCGATCGGCGGGCGATGCTCGCGAAGATCCATCTGGCGCGCAAGCAGATGGGCCTCGATGACGAAACGTATCGCGAGACGCTGCAACGCGTCGTCGGGCAGCGGACGTGCGTGACGTGCTCGGACGCGCAGTTGCACCTCGTGCTGGCGGAATTCCAGCGCCTCGGCTGGAAACCGCAGCCCGCGGCCAGGCGCAGCGACAAGGCTCAGGTGCGGATGATCTACGCGATCTGGGCCGATATCCGACCGCTGCTCGACGACGCCGGCGACGAAGCACTGCGCGGCTTCGTGCGGCGGCAGACGCACAGCCCGGCGCATCCCGAGGGCGTTGACGCACCGGAATGGTTGAGCGGCGCCGAGGCCGCAAAGGTGATCGAGGGCATGAAGGGCTGGCTGGCGAGGCTGCGCAAGGCAAAAGAGACGGTGCATGGATGAGATCACGCTGGATGTCGGCGATCTGCAATTCCTGCGGACGCTGCCGCGGCTGACCAAGCGCGGCGTGCATGGCCAGACCGAGCAGCACGAAGTCGCCGAGAACAAGCGCATCAAGCGGCTGCAATCGCGCGGACTGCTGCGGTGCGTGATCGACGGCGAGCAGAGCGTCGGCGGCTTCATCCTGGCCGATCTGCTACTGACCGATGCCGGTCGCGCTGCGCTGGCGGCGGACAAGTGATGCGCCAGGTGCGCGCCCAACGCAGCAGCTCGGCCGACGCGTCCGCGTTCCTGGATGAGCCGGCGGTCAAGTTTCTCGGTGCCTATCTGCGCGAGCACGGCTACGTGCTGACCCCACGTGCGCGGTTGTTTCAATGGGCTTGCGGCGATCGCACGGTGCGCCTGGTGTGGCGGCATCGGATGCGCAGCAGGCACGCCTCGGTCGTGCTGTCCGTGGTGCTGTGATCGAACTGCCGCCACCCGCCGAGCTGGCCTTCCTGACCGACGCGATCGGCGCCGAGGCGACGCTGGCGCTGATCGAGGCGCGGGCGGGCACACGAGTTTATGTGCCGACGCGGATCGATGCCCGAGCGCCGCTCGCAAAGATGATCGGATCGAAGGCCGCCGCGGCGCTGGCAGCGGCACACGGCGGCTGCTACATCGTGCCGCCGTCCGCGAAACGTTGGCGCGCGCAAATCTACACGATGCGTGGGCAGTCCGCTGCCGAGGTCGCGCTGCGCCTCGGCCTGGACGAGAGCACGGTGCGGCGATATCGAGCCACATCGCTCGGCACCCGGAAGAGCAGCGGCCAAGCACCGCGCCGGCGCACTGATCTGAAGCCAGCCACACAAATGGACCTGCCGATCTGATGCTAGTCGGCGCCAGCATGATCCGCTGGTGCCTTCGCTAGCACGCTCGCCCCTTCAAGCCCGCGTCGCGACCTTCGCGCGCGGGCATCTTGCCGGAGGGGCAATGAGCCGGTTCGATGACTGCCTGGCGTTCACCTGGCGACCGGAGAACGACGGGCAGGCGTTCCACAGGGATCCGAACGATCCCGGCGGTGCGACCGCCTGGGGCGTCACCTTCGCGACCTTCCGCGCATGGCGGCTGGTGCGCGGCATGCCGGACCCGACGCTGTCGACGTTCATCGGCGTCGACAAGAGCGAACTGCGCAGCCTGTACCAAACGCTGTTCTGGAGCACCGTGCAGGGCGACGCGCTGCCGCCCGGCGTGGATCTGTGCGTGTTCGACTTCGCGGTGCTGTCGAACTGCATCCGCTCCGCGCAGTTCCTGCAACGCTGCCTCGGCGTGACGGAAGACGGCCACATCGGGCCGATCACGTTGCGTGCAGCAAACAACGCGGTGCCGGGCGCGCTCATGCAGGCGCTGACCACCCGCGACGAAGCCTTCTACGCGAGCCTGTCGACGTTCCGGATCTTCGGACACGGCTGGGATCGCCGTGCCGATGACCGGTTCCGGCTCGCGGTGACGATGACCCGCGCGCCCGCGCCGGTCAGTGCATCAACGGAGACCTGAGACCATGCCGAAGACAATCCGTGTTCTGCTATCGATCCAGATGCTGGCGCTAGTGCTGGTGACTGTCTTCGTGGCGAACTTCGCTTTCGCGTTGATCGGCGTCGCGATGGCGCAGGCCACCGCCATGATCATGTCCCCCGACGCGGGGGGCGGAACGGCCTTTTCGCTGATCTCGATGTTGCAGGAGATTCCCGGGATCGGCCCGTATGTGCCTTATGCGCTGATGCTGTTCGGGGTCTGCGCGGTGATCGCGGCGCAGCTTCCGCCGCCGAAATCGTCGGGCGTGTATTCGACGATCTACAGCCTCGTGAACATGCTTGCGCACAACTACAACCAGGCGGCCAATGCGTCGGCACCTGCCGCGAAACCATCGGTGCCTCCGGCGGCGGTGATGGTGTTGCTGACCATGTCGGTGTTGTCGTTGGGGGCGTGCGCCGGCAGCAGCCCGGCGGCCGACGTTGCCGCGCTCGAAGCCGGGCTGACCGCGGCCGAGGGCGCGGCGACGGCTTACATCACACTGGCGCCGTGTACCGGCACCGACGGTCCGCTGTGCTCCACCGCGAGCATCGTGGCGCAGATCAAGGCGGCCGACATCCAGGCTTATGCCTTGGTCAAAGCGGCCGAGGCCGCGGCCGGCGACCCAACCTCGGTGGCGACTGCCCAGGCCGCCGTCGCGGCCCTGCTGACCCTCGTGCCTCCAACCCCACCGAAGCAAGGAACCTGATCGATGCCGATCGCGCTCATTACTGCGCTTGTCCAGCTCGCCGAGATGGGCATCACCGCCGCGCCGAGCATCATCAGTGCGGCAAAGACTGCAATCTCGTTGATCGAGGGCGGCACGGCTCCGACCGCGGCGCAGCAGGCCGAGATCGATGCCGCGCTGGCTGCCGCACACGCTGCGTTGCAGGCCGCGACGCCGGCCTGATGCGGGTGGACGATGCCGACCTCGCGAGCGAGCAGACTAACCGGCTGCTGTCGGCCGCTGCCGCCGCGGCGTCGGCCAGTCTGCGCGTGCCGAGTTGCATCAGCGTGAACTGCCACGGCTGCGACAAGGAAATCCCGGAGGGGCGCCGACGCGCGCTGCCGGCGGCCGTGCTCTGCATCGAATGCCAGCAGGTCATCGAGGAGACGATCTTCCGATGATCGACTGGGGAACCGTCTCCACCGCCGTGATCGCCGTCGTCACCGCTGGCGGCACGATCGGCGGTGTCGCCGTCGGAATGATCCGGCACAGCCTGCGCGCTTCGTTCGCGACGCTCGGCCAGTTCAACACGCTCTCCGAACGGGTGCTCACGGTTGAGCAGCAGATCAGGCAGATGCCGAACCACCAGGACATCGCGGTCCTGGGCGCCAGGCTCGGCGATGTGGAGCGCGGCGTCGCCGTGGCGCGGGAGGCGATCGTCGGCGTGAAGGAAGGGCTATCGCGCGTGGAGCACATGATGGGCCTCCTGCTGCAAGCGCAGTTGGACAATGAGAAGGCGCAGAAATCATGAGCCTGGCAACTGTGCTGGCGGAGGATCAGCGCCTTGTGCTGCTGCGGACGCTGTCCGAGGTGTCAGGCTACTCGCTGAACGAGCAGGTGCTGCATCGCGCATTGGCCACCATCGGCCACAACATCACGCACGAAGTGGTGCGCGGCCATCTTCAATTCCTCAAGGACAACGGCCTGGTGCGCATCGACGTGCTGCCGGTGACATCCGGGGATCTGTGGGTGGCGCACCTGATGACGCGCGGCCAGGATGTGGCGTCGGGTGCGCATTACCCGGGCGTGGCCAGACTGCCGGCGGAGTAGGCCGATGGCGCGGCCGTCCAGCATCGACAAGTTCCCCGAGGAGATCCGCGCTGAGATCGGCCGGCTGCGGCTGGACGGGGTCTCGATCGACGACATCCTGGCGCATCTGCGGCTGATGCAGGGCGGCGCGTTCGTGCCGAGCCGGTCCGCGCTCGGCCGACACGTCCAGGGACTGGCGGCGGTGACGGAGCGTATCCGCAATTCGCGTGCGGTGGCCGAGGCGGTGGTCAGCCAGCTCGGCGATGCGCCGGAGAGCCAGGCGGCGCGGATGAACATCGAGCTGCTGCACACCGCGGTAATGGATCTGTTCGCCGGCGCGGCGGACGATGGGAGCAC